ATTCAATATACTCAAGAGGTAGCGTGCGTAACGAACGACCACGATATCTACCAAAAGTCATTCGAGTATATCCATAAACATTCGACCAATTTTTCATATCAAATCCTTTCTAATCCGGCAAGATCTCTCGGAGATCTATTGAGCGTCTGTCGCCGCTCAATCATTTCTAAACAAGCAGTTGAGAGAGATGAGCACTGAGGAGTCAGAATCACGCTGTCCGAGCCGTGATTCTGTACGAGCAAGCATCATCAGATCCATATCAACTGACCATTTCAGGCTGGGCAGGTTTTGCTGTCTCCCATTTAAAGTCCATCTACGCACACAGCAGAGGAATATGGAGTCCTTGTTCTGCTGTGTTGTGGGGTACCTTTCGGCGTGTTGTCCCACTCACTTTGAACCATTACGATTGAGCAAACAGAGTGACTTTTCGGTCGTTGTTTTAGGCATCCTTGCGGGTAGTGCTCAAAAGCCCCAGTAGCCTCTGGGAATTGGCTGCCGTCACACATCAGAACGGATTCACCAGCAGTATGTCAATCGGCCTGCCAACCTTTAGACTATGATTCATGAATGGATTGGATCGAAACCATATGCCATTCAAGTTACTTGTATTTAGTGTGTTCAAATGATATTGACACAAAACCAGTTATGTAGCATAATAGCATAAATATCACACAAGGACTTTGATTATGGCAACATTCGTATACAAATCAACTAGAACAATGGAACCCCGACCAGGAGTGACCTACAGCACTACCTATTTTAAAATGACAGAGGATCAACGCGAACGCATGACCTTGTGGTTGGCTCATATAGGGCGTGACATAGAGCGTGTGATTGCAGCCGATTATGTCTGGTATGACTGGTTGAATCAACCTCTTAGAGGTTTTCGCAAGAGTAAAAAAGGTGAATACTACACCACACTGGAACTGTTGACCGACATGCTGGGTCAATTGGTATCAGGCAAGGACCTGCCCGAGGCTATGGTTGCTCGTTGGAATCGCCTGTGTGCAGGCACGCCTTGGGCAATAGAGATGACTGATCAGGCCCTGCCAACTCCGGCCCTGCACAGTCTCCTGGTATAAACTGCTCATATAACTCACGCACAGCCCGGGGATATGGTGCTGTTAGTTGCATACTTTGCTTCCAGGCTCCGGTCAGCAGTCGGCGATAGGTGGTGCGTGTTTGTCTCATGTGATTGGAATGGAGATCATGCGATTGCGGCTTGATGCCACAATGGTCGCCTGCACTTGAGGCATGCGATCAGGATCCAGTTCAAAGCGTTCCACACCACAAAAAGGCAACAGTATGGGGTCGCCATAGATCCACATGCCAGCCGGATCTGGTGCTGATGTTAGGCTTTCACGCCGCACATACTCACGCGGTATACGCAACACATACACCGGATAGTGAGCGTAGTTGTTTAACTGTCTGTATCGTGTGTCTGCTGTGCCTGGTCGGCTATACAAATACATGAATGGTGTGGTCATCTGCCCTGTGGCAGGATTCAGCGTGGTGCGCCGAACAGGGTCAATTCGGCGTGTCTTTTCGAACTCTGCATAGTCAGTTTCGCTCATGGCCAAGTAGTAGTATTTGAGTTTGGGAATCTTCATGCTGTATTTAGACAAAATGTCAAAACCGCATAAGTATTGCTATGACAACGGAAAAGATTTCAATAAAACCCGCTAGAAAGAAGGCACCCTCACGCGGTGGTGCACGGCCTGGCTCGGGCAGACCAAAAGGTTCAGGCACCAAGGTCAAGTTGGAAGACTTGATGTTGAACATTGAACTGGAGACTGGCAGAACCTATGGAGAACTCTTGGCACACAACTATGCCTTGGCCATTGGTCGATCGGACTGGAACGGTGTGCGTGACTACGACAAGGCGTTCATGAACAAGATGCTGGCAGACAAATCAGAAGTGTTCACTGTGGAAACAGATGATGTGGTGGCACAGAAACAGCGGGCTTTTGCAGAAGCCATAGCCCAAATCGCTGGTATAGCCAAGAGCACATAAATAACATAGAGGAAAACACAATGCCATTAGACAAATCAAAATCACCCAAGGCGTTCCAAAAGAACATCAAGACCGAGTTGAAGGCCGGCAAACCGCTTAAACAAAGTATTGCCATTGCTTATGCTGTGGCAGGTAAGAAAAAGAAGATGGGTGAAAAGATTTCAGCCACAATGAAAAAAGATTCTAAAGGAAAAACCAAATGAAACCAAATCCCATAACACAAAGTGATACCACTTTAAAGTTTGACGGTGCAGAACAAGAACGCTCAGGTCGGGTGCGTGGTGGTGTGCATGTGAATGCATGGTCCGGCCACATGAATGATGGTCGCGAAGTCAACATGGGCCGTGGTCCTACAAAAGGCAACATGGGCTGTGGCCGGCCCGGCAAGCCTGGTGCAATGGCCAGTGTGACCAAGGACTCATTCCGTGCCGCACCAACTGACAGCCTTCCTGGTTCAATAAAAATCAAGAATCCAGACTACATCAACGGTGGCGCACAAGTTCGCACACCTGGTGGCACAAGATCATGGGATCCCAAGGCTGGACAGAACTATGCTGGCAACCCAGACAAGATTCGCATTGGCCAATCTGGTGGCGGCACATACAATCGTGAAGGCCCAGGCAAGACACCAAACACAGCCCGTGGTGAATCAAACTTCAACTTTGGTCCCAAGAGCCAATACTAAGGACTAGCACATGATACCATTTATCGTTCAAGGCAATTCAGCCATACTGCCTTATGCAGATGACTCCACAGACACCGCAGTGGCCCTGGCTCCTGGTGGCTACGGTATCCCCAACTGCCTGTTGATCTTCAATCCCGACACAGCCAATGTGGCAGTGGTCAACTATGGCTTTGATGAACAACACCACAATGCAGTTGTGCCCACATCTGGCTTCAATGGTCAAGGTGTTGTGGTAGGACCCAATGCCACGGTGCAGGTGCGTGTGCCCAATCAATATCAGACCACAAGTTTGTATATCTCAGTTGCAGGTGTCACAGGCACAGGCAATGTATTCATAACACCAGGACAAATTTAACATGGCAAGAATATCAACAACCAACATGCAAGCAAAAAGCATTAACCAAAAGCGTGGTCCCACAACAGGCAATGAAAATCCAGGCACCAAGCGTGCAGACTTCATGGCTGAGAAAAGCCGCACTGGCAGTGAGAAATCAGAATTGGCCAACATGATCACAGGCGCTGTTGCGGCTCGTGGTCGTGGCATGGAAGGCTTCCGTGACAAGGCCGTTGAAGGCCTACACACCAATACCAATGTTGGTCGTGGACCTACCCGAGGCAATGCAGGCCGGCCACAGAAATCAGGTGGCGGTCGTAAGGGCGCACTAGGCGCTACCTCCGGTTATTGATTAACCCCCACTTGGGCACACACAGGGTGTGCTCAAGTTTTTGATTTGTTTAGAAAGGATATGATATGAACAAAGCCACTCCTGCCCCCGAGGCAAACATCTGGGATGATGTTCCAAAAGAAACCCCAAAAAAAGAAACTGTCCGAAAGACTGACAAGGTTGTAGCAAAGCCTGCTGCCGTTGTGACCACTGTGCCACAAACACCTGACTACGACCTAGAAGGCCTGCAAACAGACTTTCCCACTGCCACTGATCTCGAACGCTTTGTGTTTGATGAAACCGGCGTTGTGCTCAGTCTCAAAGGCCGTGCCAACAAAATGAAATATCAAGTGGCCATGGATGTGCTGAATGGTCAGCCAGTGGATCCTAAATTTATTGGTGAAGGCAATCCCTACCTGGACAAGGCCGACATGGTGCCTGAAGAGCCCATGAAAGAATTGCCACCAAGACCCGCAGAGATCCCACCCTTGACAGAAGTGCAGAATGAATTCTTCACTGCGTTTGTGCCACACTCGGATCCAGAGTATCATGCCCGCGGTGTGCGTATGCATTGCACATTCCGCAAGTACCGGAACGGTTGCATCACCTATGAAGTGCTGGGACCAATTGAACCCAAACCATTCGGTGAAAAGATTGACAAGTTTGGTCGCATGAGACCCGAGATCATCCGGTGGACAGATCCTAGGACAGGCGAACAGATTGTACAGCGTGAAGATGGCACACTCACACCTGTGGGTCGCAGACTCAAGGCCATGATGCAGACCATGAAGTACAATGACAGCAATCAATGGGTGCGATACATTGACCGTGACTTTATCAGCCTGGATCAACGAGCCGCTGCCAACCCCTGGGATCTTGAGTCATGAGCACCGACAACACACTCCGTGATGGCATGATTCACAATGCTGTGGAGAGTCGTCGGGCGGATGAAACAAAAATAATGCAAAAGGTCAACGCGGCCAATCGTGAAGCATTTGTGCAACGCATGCCTGGACAACTGGAGCATGTGATGCGCCTTGTGATGGAACGCCTGCAACACTGCCTGCACAAAACACCTGGCTGTGTGCTGGACAATCCAGACACTTGGCCAGCCGCTCCGTCAGAGATTGAAGCATTGAGTCAGAGCCTGTGGCATCTTGAACAGGTGCGTCAGCACTGGCCCATTGAACGGGCAGACTAATGCTTGACCCAGGCGTGTTAATGCGTCGTGCGGTAAGGTCAGTTTGTGATCAACACAGCCTCACCCCCGACAGTTTAAGGCAGTTTGATCATGTGACCCAGGAACGGTTTCAGGAACTGGCCATTGCCACAGCGGATGACATGGTGTACAATCAACTCAAATACTTCAGACCATTTGAACACCAGAAGAACTTCTTTGTCACAACCAGTGATCGTAGAGGCATCCTGGCTGCCAACCGTATTGGCAAGACAGTGAGCACCTGTTATGAAACTGCCATGCACCTCACAGGACAGTATCCTGAGTGGTGGGCAGGTCATCGCTTTGCCAAACCCATAACCTGCATGGTAGCCGGTGAAGGTTGGAGTCAAGTGGCCCTGGTGCTACAGCAAGAACTGCTGGGTTCACCAGACATCAAATTAAGAGATGCATTAGGCACAGGTGCCATTCCTAGAGATTGTATCATACAAGACACCATGCGTGGTGATGGTGCCAATGCCATTGGCATAGAGATCAAACACACATCAGGTGGCAAGAGTTATTTGCTGTTTGCCAACTACACTCAAGAGGTGCGACAACTGCAGGGTTTCAAACTGGACCTGGCTGTGTTTGATGAGCAACCACCGGATGACTTCTTCAGTGAAATTGTCACACGCACAGCCACCACACAGGGCATGATCTTGTGTAGTTTCACACCCTTAAAAGGACTCAATGGACTGGTATCAAAGTTTTGGAATCGCGAAGAAGGCTATGACTACATTCGTGTGGCCTGGGATGATGTGCCCGAATACGACCTATGGGGCGAACCCTTCCTACTCAACACCACGCGACGCCAACTGGAGCGAGACTATCTTCCGCACGAACGCGAGGCTCGTATGCAAGGGCGCCCCATTATGGGTAAAGGTGCTGTGTTTCAATTGCGTGATTGGCCAACCTACAAGAGTGGATCAATCAACTTTATGGACATGCCCAACATACAACGAGTGATTGCCTTGGACCTGGGACTAGTCAACGACAAAACAGTTATCAGTCTCATGTACTGGGATCCATATGAACGGTCGGCCTGGCTACACAAACAAATTGTTGTTCAAGGAGTTGAGGAAGCAATCCCCACACAGTATATCAGTCACCTATTGAGACCAGAAGTTTATGGCACTCCAATTGTTTTACCTGCTGATGCATCCACACCTGGACGCTACACCATGTCAAGCACAAGCATCCGAGAACTCTTCCAGCAATACGAACTCAATGTAGTAGACGGCGCCATTATGAATCCACCAGACCCACAAGGTCGAGTGACCAATCACAAAAGTTATGGTATCAACCAGATGCGACAGATGTTGGAAGTGGGCAGTCTTCAGGTGAATGAGAACTGTGTGGACTTCTTGAGGGAAGCCTCCAACTACTATGTGGATCAACAGGGCAGATTCTCGGACCCAGATGATTGCATTGATAGTGCTCGTTATGCACTACTGGCCTGCTTGCAAGGCATCTGCGAACCCTGGGACAACAAGAGCCCACAACAACGCATGGCCGCACAACGCGATCGTTATGTGCGCCATGATGACTCCAACAAACCAGCCTGGAAAAAGGCCTACTCAGCACAATGACCTATACTTTACACCAACAAGATTGTATCTCCTGGATGCAATCACAGCCAGCAGAGTCTGTAGATATTGTGGTCACCAGTCCACCCTACAACTTTGACATGCCCTATGGCACATACCGAGACGATATCACAGACTACCGGTCCTGGACTGCTGCCTGGATTGGTGAAGTAAGTCGCATACTCACTCACACTGGTAGATTTTGCATCAATATACAGCCCAGGTTCAGCGAAAGAGAACCCTATCATCATTGGGTGCATCATGCCGCAGAACAGGCTGGACTGTTATGGTATGGCGAACGCATATGGCAAAAGAACACCATAAGCGGTTATCGTGGTGCGGCTGGATCAATGGGCATACCTTCAAAGATATACCTATGGTATTCAACAGAGTATGTTCAGATGTTTAGCAAAGGTGATATCTATAGACCAACTCGCCGTGAAGACAGTCTGATCACCATGCCGGAACAGACTGCCTGGGCCAAGGATCACATATGGTCAATAGCACCAGCAAGGCAAAAGGATCATCCAGCACAAATGCCTGCACAACTGGTAGAACGCTGTTTGAAACTGTTTGCAAGAAAAGGCGATCGAATATATGATCCCTTTGCTGGAGCAGGCACAACCATGGTAGTGGCCAAGCAACTGGGCCTGGACAGCGTGGGAACTGAAATAGATCCCAACTATTGCCAACTTATACACCAAAGGATGCGATGACCTATCAACTACACCAACTGGACTGCATTAAATGGATGGCCACACAAC